AGGGATGGCCTCGGGGCTGGCCTCAGGGATGGCCTCTGGGATGGCCTCGGGGCTGGCCTCGGGGCTGGCCTCAGGGATGGCCTCGGGGATGGCCTCGGGGCTGGCCTCGGGGATGGCCTCGGGGCTGGCCTCGGGGCTGGCCTCAGGGATGGCCTCGGGGCTGGCCTCGGGGATGGCCTCAGGGATGGCCTCGGGGATGGCCTCGGGGATGGCCTCAGGGCTGGCCTCAGGGATGGCCTCTGGGCTGGCCTCGGGGCTGGCCTCAGGGATGGCCTCAGGGATGGCCTCTGGGATGGCCTCAGGGATGGCCTCAGGGATGCGAAAATCGATCCGTCGATCGGTTCCACGTACTGGTGGGGACAGATGGATGCCTACTGGACCTCGTTTTATCGGTTCGGATCGATGATTGGGTGCCCTCAAAAGGATGATCTTCTTCGCCGCCTCGACATTATGGAGCGCATCGCGGCGTCGTGCGGCTTCTGGTATCCGCGCGACGGCATCTGCGTCGTTTCTGATCGCTTCGCTTCTGTTGCGTGGGACGAAGCCCGGAATTCGTCGGGTATGCCGACGAGGCTGCATAGAGAAGACGGGCCGGCTGTCTCGTTTCGAGATGGCTGGGGCGTCTGCTACTGGCACGGTTATCGAATTCCGCCGTCGCACGAATGGATCGTACGTGATCGATCGCGGATCACCCCCGATACGATTGATGCCGAGCCGAATGCTGAGCTTCGCCGCATCATGGTCGAGGCGATGCCGGGCGGGTTCGGAGCTTACATCGCGGCGCGCGGAGCAAAGCTCGTTTCCGAGGACATCAGCCACGGGCGCCCTCGCAAGCTCTACCAGGCCAAGGTAGGCGGCGAGGTTATCGACATCCTGCATGTCATCAATGGATCTCTGGAGCCCGACGGAACACGCCGCGAATTCCACCTTGGCGCGGCTCGGGATCGCGGGACACGCGCCCGACCAAAGACCCCGCATGAGGCCGTTGCCAACAGCTACGGCATCGCTCCGAAGGTCTACGGCGAGGCATGCCGGACATGAAAACCGAGGCGCGCCGCGATTACGGGAGCCTGCAATGACGACCCGTGTCCTGCATATCCCAGCGAAGTCTTTGAACGAGGCGCGGGTTATCGCCCATGCGGTCGATGCGGGCCGTGTGCCGTGCCTCGGCCAGTATCTCGATGCCGAGCGCGCCGAGGTTGCTGCGGGCGCCATGAGCGCCACGCATAGGGTCGAGCATGCTGTCTATCCCATCATCATGGTCGACGGCGTGTCCGACGATGGCCGGATCAGGGTGGCGAAGCTCGCCGACGGGATCGGGCAGGCCGTCGCTGCCTTCCTGATCGTGATCGGCGGATCGTACCTCGTCGGGCTGGGGACGCTGCTGTGAGCCCGCGGTTCGCATGGTTCGATGCTGGCGTGGTTCTCGTCGCGATCCTGCTCGTCGGCTGCGTCATCGGCTTGATGCTGACGGATAGGCGCAAGGCCGATTTCGGGCCGGGCTTTGACGATCCCGAGCGGCCTGACGGCCTTCCCGAAGACGACGCCCGGCACACGCATCTCTGATGTTCGCGCTGATCCTTTTCCTCGTCGCATCGCGCGCAAGAGCTTCGCCAGCCGGGACAGGCCATTGGAATAGGCCGCCGACTGGTCCTCACGGGGGACGCCGCAACGTCCCAGAGGCCCACCCGAACTGCTCCGCACCGGTCTGGGGGACCGGCACGCGAAGCAAAAACCTAAAGGGCGGTCGTTGCGGCGACCGCCAGTTCAGGAGGCAGCCATGATCGATCTAGTTCGCCGCGCGCTTGCTGCCTGGTCAGCATGGCGGCTCCGGAAGGCCAACGCCAAGCGCCTCAGCCTCGCGGCTGAGAGGCGGCGCCTGATTTCCGAGATCGAGCAGGCCCGCCGCCATCACCGGCCAGTCCGCTCTCTCGAACGCCAACTTCAAGACGTAACCCACGCGCGCCTCAGGGCCGCGCTCAAGATCGAGGTTTGAGAGATGAGCGCTGTTCGCGAAGACTTCTCCTACTGGAAGGCGCAGCTCGCCGGCCAGAACCCCGAGCTCGAAGACAAGCTCCCGCGCTGTGGCTGCTATCGCTACCGCGGCGATCCGGTCCTGATCCGCGTGGTCGACGGAACCATGTTCGCCTGGATCGGCCGCAAGGGGCAGCAGCGCCGCGCCGTGGCGGATGCCGGCTTCGCTGAAACGACCTTCTCGTTCTTCTGTCGGGACGCCATCTCGTCCGACCTCTACGACGCCGTAGCCAACCGCAATGAGCCGTGGCCGGAGGAAATCGAGAGCCTCGACGACGCCCGCTCGAACTTCCCGACCGATCCGTTCGAGGCGCTGATGGCCGAGCTCGAGTTGATCGAGCTGAAGATCACCGAGTTCTTCAAGATCGCGGTCGTGCCCGGTGACGATGTCCGCGCGCTGCAAGCCGACAAGTGGAAGGAACGGGCGCGCGATCTCTCCGGCAAGATCGAGGAAATGCGCGTCGCGGAGAAGAAGCCGGTCGATCAGCAGGCCAAGGACATCCAGAGGAAGTTCGTGCCTCCGCGCGACCGCGCCGACGCGCTGGTGACCAAAGTCAACAACGGCCTATCGGCTTACTCGCTCGCCAAGAAGCGAGCCGTCGAAGCTCAGGAAGCCGCCGATCGCGAAGCGCGGGCCAAGGCAGCGGCCGCGATGGGCGAGGCTGCGCCGGTTGAGCAGGCGCCGGTGCGCGGCCGGAGCAAGGTCGCTACCGGCAGCACGACCGTCCGTACCCGGAAAGTCGCCGTCATCACCGATCTCCCGGCCTGCGCCGCCTTCTACGCCGGGTGGGAGAACCCGCCGATCGAACTTGTCGATCTGCTCAAGGGCTTCGCCAAGAAGAACATCGAAGGCGGCGTGGCGGTGCCCGGCGCTGAGCTCCGAACCCTCGAATACGTCGCTTGAGAGGCAATCATGAACGCCATAGCCAAGGTTGAACCTCGCAAGTCCGTCATCGCCACGCTGGCCGATTCCTACGGGATGGAGCCGCAGGCGTTCGAGGCCACGTTACGCGGAACCGTTTTCCCGCCGTCCGGCACCCGCGAGGAATTCGCGGCCTTCGTGCTCGTCGCGAAGGAGTACCGGCTGAACCCCCTCCTGCGCGAGATCTACGCCTTCCCGAAGAAGGGCGGCGGCATTGTGCCGATCGTCGGCATCGACGGCTGGCTCAACCTCATCAACGGGCATGCGCAATTTGATGGCATGGAGTTCGATCAGCACGACGACGAGAAGGGCAACCTCCTGGCCGTTACCTGTCGGATCTACCGCAAGGATCGGACTCACCCCACCGTCGTGACGGAATACCTCGACGAGTGCATTCGCGGCACCGAGCCGTGGAAGATGAAGCGCCGCATGCTTCGTCATAAGGCGGCGATGCAGGGCGCGCGCTACGCCTTCGGCTTCTCTGGCATCTACGACGAGGACGAGGCGGCCGATATCGCCCAGGTCCGCGATGTCGGCGGGGGCTCGCTTCCATCCGTCCCGCCGCCCCCTCCTTCTGACGATGAACTCAATTCGGCCGTGAAGGTCGAGGATGCAGTCATCGTCTCCGAATCCGCCACTGCCAATCCCCCCCGGCAGGAAGCGGATGCCGCCGGCACGTCGCAGTCGATCCCCCAGCCGAACGACGTGCCGGCGGCGCCTTTCGAGGATGGGATCAATCCCGACGAAGAGATCGCAATCCTTGATGAGAAGCTGAGCCTTGCGAAGTCGGCTGATGATGTCGAGGCCTGGTATGTCGAGACCGACATCGAGGCCGTGCTTGCCGACTTCTCCGGCTATGTCGAGAAGGCGCGCGAGGTCAAAGCGCGGCATCTGGCCCGCGTCTCGCGCGAGGTGAACGACGCGCCTTCTGCTCCCGCCGAGGAGGCCAGCGACGACGTTCCACCACCGCCGGCCGATGAGGCTCCGCTGGCGCCGCCGGCTGCGGACGACATGAGCACGCCGGAAGCCTACGAGGCGCTCGTCCAGGCCAAGCTCGCTGCGGCAGCCGGCCTGACCGCTTACGAAGCCGTCCGCAAGTGGTGGACCGAGACGCGCCCTGTGCGCCACGGCCTCGGCATCACCGCGCATGAGGACATCGCCCGGCTGCAAGCCTACTTCGGCGCCCGCAAGGACGAGCTCGAAAAGGCGGGGGGGCTGAGCCATGGCTGAGCCGACCCCTGCCCAGATGGATGCCCTGCGCGAGGCCGTGGCGCTGCTAAAGGCGCACTGCTGCGACGGCGAAATCGGTTTCATGGACGAACTGAAGCGGATCGCCGACTCCGGAGATGTCCATGCAGCCTATCTGCATGAAGTGATCAGCGAGCTCGACGATCTGGAGATCGAGGTTCCAGGGAGGCGTCTCGATGGCTGACCGTCGCATCTACACGGACGAAGACGCTGCACGGTTCTTCAAGGCCAGAGCTGGCAAGCCCTATCGCCCGTCGAACGGGACGGAAGGCGAGATTTTCCAGGCGACATGGTGCGCGCAGTGCGAGGCCAATAGAGCCTTCCGCGAGGACCACGAGCGGGCTGACGGCTGCCCGATCATTGCGAACACGATGGCACTGTCGATCGACGACCCCGATTACCCGGCGGCATGGCACTACGGGCCGGACGGCCAGCCGAAGTGTGCAGCTTTCGTGGAGATCGGATCGGATGCCGCGCCCCGGTGTCCCGACACACTCGACATGTTCGGAGGCGCAGCATGAAGCTCGCCACCCTCACCGCTCTTCACTGGGACGGCGACCTGCCGCGCCTCGGTGATTTCATCAAGGCCAAGCGCGGGCGCACGGCCTTCAAGGTCGTCGAGATCGTCATGCCGAAGCGGCCGGGTACCCGCTACGTCGCCCGTTTCCGCTGCGAGCGGCACTACGCGCTCTCGAATGGCGATGTTGTGCACGGATGGGAGTGGGCAAAGCGATGAGCGCAACACCTGTCCGCCTTCAGCTTTCCCGCCGCAAGGGCTTCGACCTTCAGGCGCTGAGCATCGCCACCAATGGCCTGCCGGCTGCGGTCGTCACCCGCGCGACGATCTGGGGCAATCCCTACAGCACGCGGCCGGCGAAATGCCTCTCGACGAACGGCAAGCGTCACCAATGCACGATCGTCGCCACGGTTGAGGAAGCCGTCGATCGCTTCCGGCAGTCATTCACCGAAGGCGGCAAGCGGTGGGCGCGGCTCGGCGAGATCAGGGGCAAGAACCTGGCTTGTGCTTGCCGGATCGGCGCGCCCTGTCATGCCGATACCTTGCTCGCCCTCGCCAACCGCCCCGTATGCGAGGAGGCCTGACGATGGCCCCCGTCGCGATCGAGAAGCCAATGACGCTGGACGGCGCAGCCGAGGCTCTTGGCTGCTCGCGCCGCTGGCTGCAAGGTTGGCTCACCGACCATCCCGACCATGGCTATAAGATCGGGCGGGAGTGGCGGTTCATGGCCGCCGACATCATCACCATCCGGGAGGCGCTTCGATGCCGCTCAAGCTCGTCCGAGACCGCAAGAACCCGGATGACGGTCTCTGGTACGTCCGGGGGACTGTCCGCGGACGCCGCATTGAAGAAAGCACTGGCACTCGCGAGCGCAAGCGGTCCGAAGAGTTCAAAGCGCGCCGGGAAGCCGAACTCCTCGATGAGGCCATCCACGGCCGGGCTTCCGTCGCGACCTTCGCGCACGCATGTGCGAGCTACCTTGAGTTTGGTGGGGAGGGACGATTCATGACGCCGATCCTGCGTCACTTCGGCCAGACCAAGCTCACGAAGATCGATCAGGTTGCGATCGACGCTTGCGCCAAGGCGCTCTACCCGAACGGCAAGCCGAGCACCCTGACGCGGCAGGTCTACACGCCTGTTTCAGCCGTGATGCAGCATGCCGCCGCCCGTGGCATGTGCATTCCGATCACGATCGAACGGCCGAGCCAGCCAAAAGGAAAAACCCGGTGGCTTACCGTCTCCGAGGCCGAGCGGCTTGCGATAGCCTGCTCCCCTCACCTTCGCCCGGTCGTGCTTTTGATGCTCTACACCGGCGCCCGCGTCTCCGAAGCACTCTATCTCGATTGGGCTCAGGTCAATCTTGAGGCCGGCAATGTCGTCTATCTCGACACCAAGAACGGCGAGGATCGCGGTGTGCCTCTTCACCCCGCCGTCGTTGCGGCTCTGGCGCGGTCGAACCGGCGCGAGGGCCCTGTCTTTCTGAACCACAAGGGCGCCGCCTACGAGGAGAAGGACGGCGAAGGCGGTCAGATCAAGACAGCCTTCCGGGGCGCGACACGCCGCGCCTGTCTCGGCAAGTGGGTCGACACGAAGAAGAAGGACAAGGCCGGGAAGACGGTCAAACGGTGGATCACCGATGTCACCCCGCACACCTGCCGCCACACCTGGGCGACATGGCACTATGCCGCGCACCGCGATATCCGCCAGCTCATGGAATTGGGCGGCTGGAAGCAGATTAGCATGGTCCAGCGCTACACCCATGTGAACGTCTCGAACCATGCCCCTTCGATCGCTGCCCTGCCCTCGCTGGGGGATATCTGGGGGAGCGAAGAACCTACACCCGCAATTTCGCAACCCGAACAAAAGGTTGGATGATGATGCCCGCGCCCTTCACACGGGAGGGGTCACAGGTTCGAACCCTGTGCCGCCCACCATATTTCCTCGATATTCTCAGGCCCCGTCGCGCACGGGCGCGCAGAACGGTGCATGAACACGCGCGCCGTACTGGGGGATATCTGGGGGAACCTGTTCTCCTAGCGTTCCACGAATCGCCCCTCCCCTCCACCGCGAGGAGGGCTGGCCGATGAGCGGGGCCGTCTTCATCGATAGCTTTTCGTCTCTGGACGAACTCACGGGCGAGCGCAGACGCGACCCGAAGGCGATCCTCGCTGTCATCGCGAAGACTGGGCGCTTCTCGTGTTTCGAGATCGATCGCGCGATGGCGCGGCCGATGACATGGCTGCTCAACAAGAGTGGCTGGGTCACGACTCGCCTCGATGAAGTCGTACCCGACGCAGACGGCTTCGGCAGCACCCGGCAAAGCACATACCCGTGGACCTATTGCGAGGTGACCCCGCTCGGCCGGCTGGCGCTCGCTGGGATAACTGCGGAGACGCTTCCGTGAGCGCGGCACCTCCCGAACCGCCCGCCAAACGCAAGGCGTTCCTCGAATACTACGCGGCCGTCCTGACGCGAGAGGCAGACGCGCGACCCGGCCAAGACTGCCAGTGGATGCGAGACGGTGCGGCGCGGGCTCTCCGAGAGGCTGCGGCGATCGACACGCGTCCTGCCCAATCCGATCTCTTCGCAGGAGAAGCCGCATGACCGACAGATCCGTGCCTGAGGGGCTGGTGGAGGAGCTGCGGGCAGCGATCCTGCGTGGTGCCGCCGATGAACTGAACGGCAAGCCTAACGGCGACATCATCGTCAAGGGCTGTGAGGCCGCCGAATATGTCGACCCCGAAGATGCGGCGGCCGCATTCGTCGATTCCATCGTCGACGAGGTCAGGCCCCTCCTAGAGGCCAACGCCCGCGAGCTTGTGCAGGCCAGCAAGGAACTCGACGCCATCTCGGCAGCCATTGGCTCGACGCGCTTCATGGACCCGCCTGACGGTGGCGATGTTCCGGTTCACGAGCAGGTCGAGCGGATGGCTGTCGCACTGCTCGACGCCGAACGCTCCCGCGACGAAGCCCTAGAGGCGCTGCGTGTCGAGCGGAAGAGGGTTGCGGTGTTGGAGGAGGCGCTGCGTCCGTTCGGAGATGCAGCAAACGGGCTTGCTCCTGATCTGCCGGCAACAGACCAGGTCCTGCTTACGGTTGGCGGCTTGCCAATCGCATGGGTCTACACGGACCAACTTCGCCGCGCCCGCTCCGTCCCTGCTCAAGGGGGCGAACGTGGCTGAACGCGCGATATGCACAAACGTCGATGCTCTGACAGGCATCGAGTGGGGCAGATACGACGCGGGACTTTTCGGCTGGCCGGATGGCCGCGCTCTTCGGCGGCGCCTTCGCGAGACATGCCAGTTCTGGGCAGACGATATCTTCGTTGACCTGTCTTCGCTCCCGGTCAGCGAGACACTCCACGTCATCCAGATCGTGAGCGATGAACCCAAACCAGTCCAGACAGATCTATTCGATTTGGAGCCCCGCCCATGACCACAACCCCTGACACCCAACCGACGTGCGTCGAGACTGTATGGCTGCGCGATTTGGATGGCACAGGAAGCATGCACCCCTGCGCTGAAGGCGACCCCGGAGCGGTCGAGTATGTGCCTGCGCTGTCTGCCGCCTCCCCTGCGGGCGGCGGGGTGGATGCGGGAGCGGTCACGTCGATCGATGTGACGATCGCTCTCCGCGAATGGTTCGGGGGCGAACGCTACGCTCGCGACTATGAGTACCTCGACATGCAGATGGGGCCTCAGATGAAGGCCATGCTTGAAGTCGTCTTTGCAAACCGCCGCGAGCGCCTCGCCTCCCTCTCCCCGGCCCCGACTAGCGGGCCAGAATACCACGAACGCAAGGACGCCGAGCTTAAGCGGATCGCGGCTCGTCTCGCAGAGTTGAGCCCCTCGGAAGGTTTGTTCTGCGACGGCGGAGACTATGCGCTTGAGTTCCGCTGGACGACGGACGGTGAGCTTTCGACGAGCGGGTCGGAGGCTGGGGGCGAGGTGGTGGCGTGGATGTTCACGCACGAAGATGGCTCGCGCTCGTTCGTGAGCGATCCCGACACAAAGCGCATCTGGTCGGAGACGATGAAGCGAGACCTTGTCCCGCTCCTCGCCACCCCCGCCCCTTCGCCTGCGGGCGGGGTGAGGGAGGCGTTGGAGCTTGCACGTAAGGTGATCGCGGGACGGCCAGAAAGGAGCCTAGCCGACAATCTTGCGCTTCACCGGATCAACGTAGCCCTCGCGTCTCCGGCCACTGCGGCGAGGGGTGGGACGGAGATGTCCAAGGCTGAGCGAGATGGCTTCCAAAGCAAGCTGCATTGGCTGCGCGCATATCGATCTGAGACCGGCTCACCTCTGAAGCAGGCGATGGATGCCTATGAGAGGAATGAACCGTTCGGCCGCTCGGCCCTCGCCTCTCCCGATGCGAAGTCGGAGGACACGCCATGACGAAGGGTTTGGTTGGCACCCGCGAGACCTTGCAGGAAACCGCTGCGCCCTACGGCATCATCGACCCAGACTATGCTCGCATCTTCACGATCGGCCGCTGCATTGCTTGGCAGGAGGGTTACGCGCTCGTGATGCACGGCAGCTTCACTCGCGACCTTGACCTGATCGCGATCCCGTGGACGGACCGAGCGACCGATGCCGAGCATTTGGTCCAGCGGGTCGCGCTGGCGCTTGATGACTTGAGCATCCTGGAGAAGGGCCGCGGGCGACCGTCGCAGGCAACGCAGAAGCCTCATGGCCGGCTGGCTTGGACGCTGACGTTCAAAACGTTCGGAGATCCGCGCTTTGTTGATCTGTCGGTTATGCCGCGCGTGACGTCTGACGGTTCTGGCCAGAGCCTCGCGGATGCCAGCCCCAAGCCTATGGAGGCAACCGATGGCCAAGGATAAGCTGACGAGCGAGGAGCGGGCCGAGCTTTCCGCGCTCGCAAAATTCAACGACGCGGTCAGTGGCCCGTCGTTCATCATGCGCCGGCACTGGCGTGGCGACATCGGTCGGCTTGCCCGACGCGGACTCGTGAAATGGGGAGACCCTCCAAAGGGCTTCACGAAAACCAAGTTCGCCGGGGTCGAGATCACCCCCGCCGGCCGCGCCGCATTGGAGGCGAACGATGCAGATCGATGAGAACGTGGAGAAAGTCGCTGCGATCCTTATGAGCCGCGTGAACGCGCCGGAGGGCGAAATCTACGCAGCATCGCGCGAGATCGTTTCTGCCCTATCCCCCGGCTCTATAGGAGATATGGAGGGGTGGGTACTCGTGCCCAGCGAGCCAACAGAACGGCAGCTAAAGGCGGCTGGTGACGCATTCTTTGATGCGACCGTGGCCCATGTGGCGGGCGACCTAGACTCGGTCAACACGCCATTCCGGCGCTTTTACCGCGCCATGCTCGCTGCGGCGGGAGGACGCGAGCATGGCTAGCCAGGTGCCTTATGCGAGCGCGACGTCAGGAGCCGCAGCCCGTGACGAGATTACGAAGCTCCTCCGTCGCATGGGCTGCGAGAGCGTCGGCTTCATGGACAACTTCGATGAGAAGACCGTGCTGCTGGCGTTCAAGCACCGGGGTCGGGCGATCCAGTTCGAGGCATCCGCGAAAGGCTGGGCGGCATGGTTCCTGAAGGAGAATCCCTGGAACCAGCGCATGAAGAAGACCAAGCCGCAGCATGAGGCCGCCGCCCTGGATCAAGGCCTGATCGCCGTGAACTCGATCCTGCGAGATTATGTCAAAGGAATGATGACGGCTGTGGAGTGTGGGCTCATGAGCGTCGAAACCGCATTCTTGGCGCACCTGATCACAGAGAACGGCGAGACGGTAGGCCAGCGCATTACATCGCTCAAGCTCTTGCCGGCTCCAACGGAGAGTGCGGGATGATCGATCGAAAGCGCGCATCTTCGCTCCTCTGCTATGAGGCTTCAACCGGTGAATTCCGTTGGCGCGTATCGCGCGGGAACCTCCGATCTGGAGCGATAGCCGGGACGCTCGACAGTTACGGCTATGTCCAGATTAAGATCGACGGCGTTCTCATCCTTGCGCACCGCTTGGCATGGCTTCTTACGGTTGGCGACCCGCCGCCGTTCCTCGATCATATCAACGGTGATCGGTCAGACAATCGCTTCGCAAATTTGCGGCCCGCAACGCGGCGGCAGAATGCAGGCAACCGAAAGCCGAACCGTGGGACCAAGACAGGCCTTAAAGGCGTACGCAAGGTCGCCGGGTGTTCGACGTTTCGCGCTGTCATTGGTGGCTCGAAAGACCGGCAGCATCTGGGCACCTTCCCCACCGCAGAAGAAGCCCACGCCGCCTATGTCGCTGCCGCTAGAGCACGGTATGGCGAGTTTGCTCGCATCGGAGAGAACAAGCTTCTGCCCCCGCCACAGGATGCGCGCTCATGACAGCCCCAGCCGCGATACCGAGCGCGGAGGAGATCGCCAAGCTGATCTCTGGTGCGCCGTTCCCGTCTCCAAAGTCACTCGCTAAAGCTCGCGCTATCCTCGCCCTCTTCGCCCCGATCCTGGCGGAGAAGGAACGGGAGATCGCCAACCTTGATAGCCTCACCGATATAATGATGGAGACTCATCTGAAAGAAGTCTCGACATGGCGTAACGCTGCTGACCAGTTCCGCGGCCGCGCCCTAGCAGCAGAAGCCGCGCTCGCTGCGGCAGTCGAAGCGCTTGCGCCATTTGCAGACGAGAAGAACGGCGTCATGCAGGATCTGCTTTGGGGCGATCAGCCTGATAGCGCTACGATGACGATCACATGCCCTCTCGGGCAAATCAGGAAAGCCCGTGAGGCTGTTCGTGCCGCAGCCATCCGGGCGCAAGGAGAGTGAGATGCCTGACTGGCTTGTCGCGCTCTGCATCGTCATCGCATGGGTTCAAGGCCTCTGGCTTGGCGGCGTCATCTGGGCCAGCGGGCCGTTCTGGGACGGCGTGCATAGCGTCTTCCGATCTGACCGCTCACAACGCAGAAAAGGCCGGCGCAGCCCCTAAGGACCGCGCCGGCTGAGGTGGTATACAGGGAATCGAACCGAGAGGGTCAGGAACCTTCTCGATATCCGCCGGGGCTGCCGGCGGATGGAAGAAGCTCAGCAGAGCTAATAATGCTCAAGTCGGTTCCATACGCTCACGACGAAATCCCAATTCCGGATCAGGCATGCCGTCATCACGGACGTAAGCGCCCATGCCGCCAGCAGGATCAGCCATACCGTAATCGGGAAGCGTGGTCGGGTCATTTCGCACCTTTGATGGACGCGATGATTTCACCGAATAGCTTGAGAGCGGCCCAGGTCCCGCCGATCGCGCCTAGAATGCCGACAAGCAGCCATTTCACGAAGGCGGATACGGTTCGGATGGAGCGGACCAGGCTGATCCCCTCCTCCAGCAAATGGACATCCTCGGTCCTGAGATTGGCGAGAAAGTCCTTGGTCTCGTCCGAGAGCTGAGCGAAGCGGTCTGGAGGCATCAGGGGCGCACCCCTTGCGTTAGGTCATGTTCGTGCATCTGATAGCTCTCAGCCATGGGCGCCTCTGTCTGGTGCTCGTGGTCAGGCACGGGATGACGCTGGAACCGCCATCTCGTGCCGCCTGCTTCAGGATCGCGACCAGCAGCCGGCCGCGACGCCTTTCTCGAAATGGATGTCAATCCGGCGCGTATCGGCCTTGGTCTTGCCGGTGACGTTGCCGAGGCTATCGGTGATGACACCACATGGTCTATCGACCGGGGCCGTCGTCTGGCACGCAGACACCGCGAGAGCGGTCCCAAGTGCCAGTGCAGTTCTCAACCGTGCGCGCGGCTTCATCTGCTAGTCCTCTCGCCTTGTCGTTCGACTTCTGGATTTCGATGGTGACGGTGGCCGCTCCGCGCTCTTCAGCGTCGGATGTGATTTTCCAGTAGGCGCCGATGGCGGCCACGGCGATGGCAAGGCCGATCCAGACCTTGGCCGGGATGAGGGCGAGGAACGGCATCACAGGCCATCCATGCAGTATGAGCGCTCAGCCTGCCGGCGGCGCGTAAGGCCGGGGAAGACAACCCCGGCGGCACGGTTCCATTTGAGGAACGCATCGCAGCTCGCGCGCGTCTGCCCGGCATTCTCAAGCCGCGAGACAGACGACTTACAATAGGCCCCGACACCGATATTGTAGGCGAGCGAGACATGCGCGACATAGCGTTTGTCCGGCATGCTCTTGGCCGTGAATGTGCAGCGCTCGACACCATCGGCGTAGTGATCGAGCTCCTTGACGAGCAGCGCCTTGCACTCCTCAAGTGTCTTCCTGTCGCCGGGCTTCACGCCACCTGTCGAGCCATAGCAGATCGTCCATGGCGGTCCCTTGGTCGCGGGATCGGGATAGGCATTGAGCCGAAGCCCTTCGAAGCCGCCGACGAGCACGACGCCAAGCGCAGCCACGGCACCGCCCTTCTTCATGCGGCTCATGGCTCATCTCCAGACACGGATTGCTGCGCGACGAGACGGGCAACAAAGGCCCCGCCGATGACGAGGAACGACAGGCCGGCAAGCCAGCCCTTCGGAATCGGGATCAGTCCATCGGCGAAGGGAAGGACAGCTTCCATGCCGGTGAGCACGCCAGCGAGCGCAAGCAGCCTGACGGACCACGCATGCTTGAGGATCGCACGCCAGTTATTGGCTAGATGCATAGGCTAGCTCCAGACATGAAAAAGCCCGCGCGAGGCGGGCTGTTGGTGGCGGTCGGGTGGCGTGATATGTCGATGAAATGAAGTCGCGCATCCTCGAACTCGACGGCCTCCGGGGCATCGCCGCGCTCGCTGTTTTCTTCATCCACTCAGGCGGATTTGGCCTGAAAAGTTTCGGCAATCTTGGATACGCGATAGTCGATCACGGAAAATATGGCGTGACGCTATTCTTTGTCGTGTCGGCGTTCTGCCTATGCCTCAGCGTGGCCCCTGCTTTCGCGAAACGGCCTATCGATTGGCGTGCTTTCTATATCCGGCGCTTCGCCCGCATATTGCCGCTTTTCTTCGCCGTTTGTGCGTTCCTCGCGGTCGTCAATTCGTTGAACGGCACCTGGAAAAACATACCGATCGACACGCTTCTTCGTATCGGCTTCAACCATATCACGCTTCTCAGCATGTTCGATCCAACGACGAATAACGCGATCATCGGCGTGGAGTGGTCGATCTTTGTAGAATTTCTGTTCTACTTCATGTTCCCATTCGTGCTGTTCTGGCTCATCGCCGCGCCTTGGAGCATGGTTGTCGTGACGGCTGTTTTGATGTGGCCGCCTGTATGCAAAATCATCACCGACTTTCTTGGAATCAACGAGCCGAACTTCACGATATTCTGGCACTTTCATTCTTTTTTGGTCGGCATGCTCGTTTACCGATTCTTGATTGCCGATCCGACTAAGCGCCCGGTATTGGGTTCCGCGTTGTTCATCGCCGCGATAACGCTAAGCATCGCGGCTGTTTTTAAGCAGGATCATGGGTTCAGCGTATCAGCCGCATCTCTGGCCGCAGCTTTTACGATCGCCGCTGCGCATTATGCGAGCCCACTAGTAGGGTGGTTGAGATGGCCGTTTTTGGTATTTATCGGCGGGATCAGCTTTTCCATTTATTTGATCCACCCCTTGGTCATGCGGCCTATGGGTGGGCTTGGGTCGCTCTTTGTCTATCAGGCAGTTGCCGCGCTCGCCGCGACCATCGCAATTGCGTGGGGGACGAACCGCATGATTGAGCTGCCTGCTCAGGATTTTGGAAGGCGGATGATTGCGAACTTGCGGGTTAGGGCCGCTGCGCCCGAGTCCGCGCGCTAAACTGCCAAGACCGCGTCCGCGCGTGCCTCGCCAAGGGCGGACGCTATACCCGCGCGCAACGCCGGAAAGTCAGCGTCGCTGTGGTCGAGATAGGCAGCAGCTTCGTAGATCCGACGCAGGCGCGGAGGGGCCGCCTCAAGGGCGGCATCGAGCACTTCAGCCTCTTCCTCCGTCAGCCGACGCCAAAGGTCGGCTTTCGCGAGGGTAGTTGGAGGCATCGTCTCTGGCCCAGAGGGTGGGGCTTCGACTGGAACCGTCTCGACCAGCCAAGCACCATTTGCCCATCTGGCTCTAGAGCCAGCCCCATACGACGGCGGCTGAGCAGTCACACAACCACGCGGGATAAGGTATGCGCCTGCGTCACGCGGGCTCTTGTCGGCTTTGAGCACCCCAACGAAAACGCCTTCATCATCAGTCTGGTAGACGATCATCGGAAAACCCTCAGTATCTGATGCAAGCTAGGGCTGCGAGGTTTCGCGGCCTCGTTTCGGAGCCGCCGGCCCCGTAAGTCTCGGACCCGGCATACGCGTGAGCATTGCTCGCATCGATCGCGATGCCACCACCCGCAGTTAGATTCAACCGCTGGCCCAGGCCGTGGGTGTGAAGCCGGTATTGGTCGAGCTGGAGCGCGTACATAACGCGGGCAGGATCGCTCCCTTTCCCATCATCAAAACCACGGATGAACTCACCCCGCATGTCGGGCAGGACGATGTAATCGCCGGTCGTGCTGCGGGTCGTCGTTGGGTTCAGAGGGTCGGTGCAGCGGAAGCCCCAATCAGCGGTCGGGTTGAGGGTATCCCCGCAGTAAATGGCCGTATCAAGCGCGGTGTATGCCGACCGCAGCACAGCCGCGCCGTTAGCCTTCAGCCAGCCCGAAGGCGCAGTAGATGTGAAGAAGAAACCGAGCTGCCCAGGCACACCAACCAGATACCGGGCATCACCGCTTTGACGGTTGAGCGCGTCCGTATCGTTCGTGGCGTCACCAACATTGATCAGCTTGAACCCGCCGAACGGGATATCAGCAGTAACCGCAGTCACGCCCGTTCGAGCGATGCTCTGCGTCAGCGCAGCGGCGATATCCTCAAGCGGAGGGTTATGCTGCGTCGCCTCGATCAACTCGCCTGTGACGGCTTCATACCCAGGTGGAAGCGAGTAAACTCCTGAACCGTCTCGGGGCATGGGCTTCTCCAATAGAAAAAGGCGCCCAGTGAGGAGCGCATTGGCTGATAATGACAAGGATTTGGCTGACTTTGCTCTATACGAGAGCCCAACCGTCAGGCAGGATTGCTCAAACGGGAGGAATGAATGAAGGCGCTAATCGTGGTCGGGCTGGTCGCCACTCTCGCGGCGTGCGTCCCGGTCAGAGGCACAAACGAGCGTTGGCTTTCCGATGCCGAAATTGCGGCGAAGGATGAAGCGACGTGCGCCAGCTTCGGCGCGGTTAGAGGGACGCAACCCTATATCGACTGCCGCCTGAGGTTGCGGTCTGACCGCTCGGCAGAGGACAGTCGGAGGCGGTGGTCTTCGTGAAGCAAATCGACCATGACCCGCAGGAGTTCTCCGACAAGCGCGCAGGATGGCCATCGACATGGCTCATTGTGGCCCTGGTCTGGGCCGGCAACCTCTACTTTTTCTCGTTCGATTGGCGTTCGATGTGCTTGGGTCTGTTGACCGGCTGCATTCTAGTCGCTTGGGCGATGGACCTTACCGGCGGCAAAATCCCGATGTCATGGCGCAGCAAGTCGTCCCGCCGAACCGGCTCCTAGATTGGTCATGATGGCGTTGGCGACAGCGCGAATGCCATCGTTCTTCGCCGTCTTCTCGCCAGCCATCGAAAGCACCCGGCGCGCTTCGTCTGGGTTGGTTTCCATCAGAACCTTGGCGATGCGCTCGATGACCCGAGGGGGCAGACCTTTGGCCTCGTTCGAGCCTTTCGACGCGGCGGCAAGGATGGCCTGGATCGGCCTGCCCTGCATGAGGTTGGTCATGATGCCGGGGTCTAGCTTTGCCATCTCGGCAGCGTCAGCCAGATTGTCCGCCGTCTTGGAGCCTCCGAGCGCGGCCTTTGCCGTCTCCGACATCTGCGCTTCGCGGCCAAGACGACGGCCGAGCGTGGGGGCCTGCCCCGGCGCTGCCATGGCCGGCAGCTCGCGGCGCATGCTGTCCGCGATGAACGGACGCGCGCTGTCGGTCATGGTGCCGGCTGCGCTCTCTGCTTTTGCAATCATCGGGTCGAAATAGCCGATACGCGCGCCGTGCTGCTGTTCTGGAGAAAGGCCGCCAAAGGCGCGCAGCGTGTCGTCTGTCCGGTTGCGGGGGGAAGCCATCGCCTTTCCGATATCGACCGCCTCGACAGGGCGTGACGCGGCGGCATAGGCATCGCGAGCGCGGGCATACTGCGGCGATGTGCGAGCCAGCGCGTCATCAAGCTGCTGCTGGATCGGGCCAAGCGCGTCGGCCATCGCGCCCTGCCCATTCTCAACAGCCTTCGAGATCATGGCGTCGATGTTGGTCTTGGCCCGGAAAGCCTTTTCAACGTTGGTGACCGTGAGGCTGTCCGCCGCGAGGTAGGACCGCGCCTCCTTCAAAGCGTTGCGGATAGGATCGCGGATCGCCGCCTCCCCCGCCTCGATGCCGGCACGCGCAGCGAGGTCAGTCGGGACAGCCCCGGCTGCGGTGGCGACGTTGTCCGCAGCGGGAGAAATGGCACGGTTCGCCGCAGCGACCGCAGGCGATACGTCAATCGGAGCGGTCTCTCGTGCGACAGGACCATAGTTGATTCCGGCATCGACCGAGCGCGAGCGCGAGGCGAGATCGGTGAACTGCGAGGCGGTCATTTTCGAACCAGACGCATCTTGCAAGGCACCGGCGACGCGACGCCCTTGATCCATCTGACGGCCGATCAGCGCATCGACAACTGCCTGGCGCTGGTCGTTGGGGTTGCGTGCGACCGTGGAAAGCATGCGCTGGCCGGCGTTGCCCATGGCGTCCGCCGCCGTGAAAACATCCTGACCGTCTGCCCGAGCGGAAGTTAGTGCGGCCGCAACATCATCGGCGGTCATGCCTGCCCGCTTCATGCCTTCACCAATTGCGGTGTTGGCGTATTCGTCGGGCCGCAGGCGGGCCATGAGCGGCGCCGAAAGAGCGCCTGCCACCTTGGACACACCGGAGATCACCGGGGGGGCCGCTGCGCCTACCGCACCGCCTAGAAGCCCGCCAGTAGCCGCCCCTTGAGCGCGGCCCTCCACGCCCTCGCCAGCGCCGGCGCCTGATAGAGCGCCGAGGATAGCCCCCTCCTTGGCGGATGCGGCGATGACGCCTGGCAGTGTCTTGCCGGCGTTGATGGCATTGGCTGTCGATGACAGGCCGGCTTTTGCCAGCCCGATGCCGCCCGTAACGCCCCCCGCCAGTTGCCCGGCAATGCGGTAGCCGCCACGGTTCTCCGAGTCGGCTTCATCGGTCGCATTCTCGCGAGCCTTGTTCGCGGCGTAGCGTTCCGAGAACGAGGCCCCGCTTTTCCCGGTCCCAAAGACGGGGTTCAGCGCAGCATCACCGGCCGCCGCCAGTTCATCGGCAAGCCCGAAGGTCAGCGTATCGGCGGCGCCGCGCACCGTCGCGTCGATCTTGCCGAGCAGGCTGTCGCGGGCGTCAGGCTCCTTCGTCGCAGGGGCGGCCGAGGCCTTGTAGTTCGCATAATGCGAGCGCATGGCGCCCTCGATCACATCGGGGGCTGTGCCCACGGGAAACGAGAACGAAGAACCATCCGGCCCCTGGATTTTGATGTCAGCCATTTACATGGGCTCCATCTTGCCAGTGGCGGGGTTGAACTTGAAGCTCCCAGGCTTCGACGTATCGACGGGCTTCGGCTGGACAGCCGGTGCGTTTACGCCACCTTTCGCCCTGGCACGATCAATGCCGCCCCGGATAACGTCCTCCAGATCCTTGAGCGCTGCGTCAAAGCCTTCCTTGCTCTGGGCTCGATCGAGACGCGCGATGGCCGCCGTCGCTTTCGCTCCCTCGCCCTCGGAGATCGCGCCGCCGCCCTTAAGCTGGCTGAACGCCTCCAAGAACGCCTTGCCCTTCATCTGTTCGACTAGGCCGACAAAGTCACGCCCCTTTGTTCCGGGCGCGCCATCCCCGATGATCGGGAGCTGAGAACCCCAGCCCGTCGCGCCAAACTGGTTGCGGCCGGGGTGGTTGCGGATGGCCTCGATCGTCGCGAGCGATTCTTCCGCCTTCGCGATAGCCCCAGGCATATCAACCTTGGCCTCGCCTGCGGCCTTGCCCTCGACCTTTGCGGCTTCTGCGCCCGCGATGTTCTTGACCTCGCGCCCGACAACCTGACCGCTACGCTTGTCGCGCAAAATTATCTCGGTCCCGGTGTCGATTTTCTCGATGCCGTTGGACACCTTCACGCCGGGCGGGAGCTTCATCGCGGGCGCGGTTCCGTCCTCGCCGGGCTGCAACAGCACCGTGTTGCCTTCAGCGTCGGTGCCATAGACGGGCACCAGCGAGCGCTTCACGTCGCTGGCATTCCGGTCCCGGTCCAGGATAACGCGGCCGTTCCGATCCACGAGCCGCTGATCCTTGCCAACCGCGATAGGCGCCTTGTTGTCGCCCTCGATCTTCTTGACCAGCAGAGCCATGGCGACCTTCTTCGTGCTCTCCGACGCATAGGGGCTCGTCAGCGCCTGGACGATCGGATCACCGGGGTTCTGTGCGACAGCCTTGGCAACCGCAGCAACAGCCGGGTTTTGAGCCGCAGCGGGCGCCCGAGCCTGTCCGCCCGTGAAAGCAGCCGTTACCCGCTCCAAGGGGTTCATGGGCGCCTGCGGTGCCTGCGGCTGGCCCTGCCGGGCCTGTTCGCTGATGACCTGTAGCTGTCGCATCCCGCCGTCTGGCGAATTGGACAGGTCGGGCATCATCTGCGGCTGCGGAGCGGCCTGCGGGGGCATCTGCCCAATCGCCTCGACGGCGCCGGGGGCCGGCAGATCGGCCGGGCGCGGCGGGGGCATCGGCGCCTGTGCCACCATAGGGGGCTGGGCAGCCTGCGGCGGAATGGCCGTGCCCATCCAAGGCTGCGCAACGCCTTCCGCCTGGAAAGCAGGATCGAGCGGCTGATCTCCGGTAGCGATAGCGTTGAAGGTCTGCGCGGTCATCGCGGGGGAAGGCTGCTCGCCCGGCGGAACGGCAAAGCCAGCGGGGGCAGATTGGGCCTCGGCAGGAACAGCGCCAAGCGCCGGCATATCGGCTTCGTTCGCCGCGAGCTTTGAGGTCCAGCGTCTGGCGAACTCTCCCGCTGTCATGTTGGCATTGCCGCCATTGAGCCTGACGGCATCAGCCCCGACGATATCAATGGCTCGTGCATTTGGGTTGGCCAGGAGCCTTGAAGCTCCGCCGCCGCCCTGCTGATGGGCCAGATATAGCTCACCAGCCGTTGGCTCACGCCCCAGAGCTCGGGTTAGAGTTGCCTTGTTGTCGGCCGCCAACCGCGCCGCAGCATCGGTGCTGGCAATCGGGTCCATCGGGTTTTCGAGGCCGTAATCCTTCGCCGTTCCATTAACGAACTGAAACAGGCCGCGCGCACTCGAATTGGGATTGGCCGCAGTCGGGTTAAAGTTGCTCTCGATCTTCGCCGTCTGCGCCAGATAGTTCGCTGGCAAGCCGTATTGCGCCTCCTTGGATGTGAAGACAGGAGCAAGCGCGGCTGGGGTAGCGGTGACCGCAGCGGATGGGTCTGCCGTGGCTGCTGATGGCGATGATGCAGCAGCGGCAGGGGCACCGGTCATCCCCCCTAGTAGCCCCGCCAGAAGGCTCCGATCCTCGGCAGCATTCGCCTTTTCGGCTTCGCTCGCCTTGCGATCTTCCCACCCGCCAACGAGAGCTTGAGCGACACGCGCGGCGCCTTGGGTCCAGTGCTGGATAGGGCTATAGTCGCCGCCCTGCTTCGCCAGCAGCTCAGCAACCTTGCGCTTGCGCTCAACCTGCTCCGGTGTCAGGCGCTCGCCACCAGAGCCCCAGACGAAAGGTGCGGCGAGGTCCACCATCAGAGCACCGCCTTTGCGTAGTACACGGCATCAAACCCGTCCGGCGTCGTCGTGACGGCTTCAGGGTGGACGGCGCGGACTTCGTCAGCCATGAGGCCAATATGAACCGGACCGCCGTCCTTGTAGCGGTAGGCGTAGACGGGAAGGCCGTTGTTGAGTGTTCCGACGCGCTCGATATCGGTTTTTAGGCGCCGGTCTGATTTGATCGCCGCCCCGCCAAGAGTGCCGGCAAGCCCGAACAGGCCTCCCATCATTGCATTGTTAGATGCCACCTTCTGCTTGTAAGCGTCCATCTGTGCGTTGTAATTGGCCTGCACCGCGCCTTGATAATCAGTCCCCGCCACCTGCGTCTGAGGCGTGCTGACGAACTGAGGAAGGGAAACCTGAGACCCGTTCATCAGCGCAGAAATCTCATTGATCGGCTGGTTGCGCTGCGTGAGCAGTTCCTGGATGCCCTGTTGCCTTGCCGTCGAGGCAAGCCCGAACATGCGGGACTGCTCAGTGCCAGCATTGAGAATAGCGCCTAGCCGCGCGTCATTCGCATTGCGCCCCAGTTCATCGGCGGCATCATTATAGGCCTGTGATCCAGGACGGAGACCCTGATTGATAAGCCTGCTCTCAAGCGACGAACGATCCCGCGAGATTTGCGGGTTTAGACGCGCCATAAGAGCATCTTCATATTTCTGACGATCGGCTGAGAAGTCGGTAGGGAGAGGCGCGGCACCAAGAGAGCTAAAATCGATGGGTTTACCCAGAAGATCGCCAATGCGTGCTGACTGATCGCGGCCGATCCCGGCAATGTTCTCTTCAGTTTGATTATTCAAATCTTGGACGCGCTGCCCAGATGGCGAGAGCGTCGTTGTAGCCGTGTACTGCGGAACGATGTAGTGCGACCCGGTAAGGCTATCGACGAGATCCTGATTGCTTGTATGAGTATAAGTCAGTGATCCATCAGGCGTCACCTGATTGGTCATGTTAAGAATACCCTGCGTAATTGCAGTGTCGCGGTTGGCGCCGGACTGCGCGGCAGCGGTCGCTACCGGGTCCGGGGCTGCTGGTGCCTTGGGACTTTTCACGTGATCTTCCACTCTTCTCTGAGGATGCCAAGGATCACACCATCTCGGCCGGGGCCGAACAGGTGACGCTTGCGGCCCTCGGGTTGAGCGCTAAGCCGCTTTGCCATCTCGATGACGGCAGGATTTTCGGTCGTGAACGAAACGCGGATGCAGCCGAGTTCTTTGAAAACATAGTCGGCGGCGCGGCGCAGAAGCCGGCGGGGCAGATGCCCGTTCACGCTCGCAACCGTCAGCTCGATGTCGGTACCGGTCCAGCAGTTGAAGACGATGCCTGAAACGATCCGGCCGTCATGCTCGACACCGAGGCACGTATAGGGCGGCTGGAATTCCGTACCGACCATCTTCCCAACGAACGCTGCCACGCGCTCATCCGAGACAATCACGAAACCAGGTCCCCTATTTCATACATCGTATCGATGCGGACGAGGTCGAGGTCAGGCGGGGCGATGCCGCCAGATGTGATCTGCAAGCCGATGGACATTGCGTAACCTTGCCCACCGACGGATTGCCAGCCGCCGAAGGTGCTTTTCTGGTAAGACTCCGCCCAGACTGCTTGCCCCCAGATACCGGTACCCCACGTATCCCCGTCGATTACCGGGCTCACGTCAGGCGCGGCCGGCAAAACTGTGTCGAAATCGAATTTAGCCGTGAGGGCCAGATTTGCGGCAGTGGGAGACCTATAGACCGCGCGAGCCAGAGACTGAATTTTCAGGGCGGCCGGCGCCTTGAGGTCATCGAAAAGAGGCACGCAACTGCAAACATATGGCGCCCCCTGATCCGCGCCGGTCACTTCCGCTTCGACCACAGTGCCATCTTCTGTTCCCCAGAAGAGCCGCGAACCGAAAAGCTGAAGCGTCGTTCCATTCCAAGCCGTAAACGGAGCCCATGCCCCTGTGAGCATGTTGACGACGAACATACCCTCAGGGTGGCCATCAGCAGGCGGGAAAGCCACCAACAGCATTTGCTTGGTAGGCCATGACTCGACGGCCCAGGGGCGAGAGATGCGAGCCCCTACCGCCAGCGTCCATTCATCCTGGATCGGCTGCGATACCGCTATCATGGTGAGGGCGCCGATGTCCTTGTCAACGGCCTGCGAGATCGGAATGAGGCCGATATCGGTCGCGATCAGGATATCCCCGCCCGCCTTGACCCACGCGTCCTTCCCGAGTGGGAGTCCGACCCGATAGACGCCCTTCAGCGACCACGCCGCGCTGTCGCTGGGATCTATGCCGCCATAGACAGCAACCTCTCCCTCGGTCGTGAAGAAGGCTAGCGAAGCCTGCAAGCCAGCCCCTTCATCCCTCGACCATTCCGCGATGAACAGCAGAGATCCGCCACGCTCAAAGACGCCACCGAGCGGGAACTTATGAGCTGCGCCGCTGATCGCCTCCACATCGAAGTACCAAGCGTTCAGGCTCTCTTTCTCGATGGCCCAGACACGGCTTCTATGCGACGCCAGATAGGACAGGCTCGACATGGCGATACCAGTCACGCCAGGAGTGAGCAGTACGGCCACCCCGTTGACTGTGGCCGAGCCAGTCGAAGCCGTAATGATCTCGTTATCCTGAAACGTGCCGGTGACTGCGTTAATCCAGAGGTAGCCGGTCGTCCCGCTGTCGGAAATCCGATAAATGACGCCTGTCGCCCCGGAAGTGCCCCCCGTAACCGTTAGACCTGTCGCGCCCCATTCCACAGTCTGCGCATCATAATCGAGGCGGTAAAGGTTGCTGTCCGTAACTGGATACCAATCAACCCCATTGAAAATTAGACCATCGTCCTCTCCATTGACCCCGATCAGGAACTCGCCGCCAGCCGTCTCGAACTGGAGCCACGACCAATCCCCACCAGTCATTCCGCTATAGGACGGCGTTGGAGATACATCTGGGTCGACAACGGTTGTAAGGTCATAGAGATCGGTTGAGTTTGTGGCAAAGAAACGGGCGTTGTTACCGCTGTTGTAGATCGCCATGGATGTAACTGGATTACCGGACCCGATCGTTGCGTATTTCTGCGATCCCCGGCGCATCCGAATGCCGGTAGGCGTCGGGAACCAGTTCTCCAGAACTGCCGCACCTTCAGACTTTGGCGCAGCAAGGTTCTCGTTGGAAATCCAGCCACGCCGGGGGGCGGGAAACGACTTCGGCAGCGATACCCTGCGCTTGGTCTTCGGCGCGGGCATCCTCATGCGATGTAGCCCGGATAGGCGACCAACGCGCCGTCAGGAATGCGCGGCGTGCCCATGTAGAGAATGCGCGATCCCTTGTCGCGGCCTGCCTCCTCACCGAAGGCAATCTCGTAGTTCTTCAGATGCTCGGCATATTCGAGGCCCTTTTGAGCCTTCCAGCGCCAGACGATGCCGAGCGTCAGCAGGCGCTCAGGCAGAAGGAATGTGTCCGTATCGACCGTGAAGGCCGTCTTGCTGCCGGAAACGATGATGTTCGACTGGTAGTAGTAGCGGGCCGTCTGCGTCGAGGCCATGGCGGGCTTGATCTGGATTTCACCACCAAGGTTGATCCAATAGCCAGGGGCCCCAACGACGGGCGTGATGTCGAATTCAAGCCACTGGTCGAGGTCGCGGGCCTTCAGGAACGGCAGGCGGGCAAGCGAGCCGTAGATATTGGAATCGAGCGGCATCCTGTCGTAATCGGAGGGCAGTGGGAAACTCGTGTCGCTCCCGTCGCCAGTGATCGTGGCGAGCGTCGTCAGCTTGCGCCAGTCATGCGCCTTAGCGATGGCCGTGGCCGTCTCGTTGGCGAGGTCAGCAAGCTCCTGAGCAAACGCGCTCGTACCACCGAATATGGTAGCCGGGCGCGGTTGCGTAAGCTTGATGGCCGCTGACTGGCAAGCCGAGAGGACGGTCATCAGGCGGCTGCCTCAGTCTGCATCTGATGCTCCAAGGCCACGTTGTCGGCATTGCGCATTGCAATGGCAGTGGCGCGCTCGATCAGCGTCTGACGTGATGGAGTGCCGCGCACGCCATCACCCGTCTCGCGCTTGATGTAGGATTTCAGCTCATCGTCGCTCAGGTCTTCGATCGCCCGGTCGGACACGTCGGAAACCTCGACCGGAGAGGAACCGGCCATCAAGGCCTCCATCTGCCTCTGCATGCGCTCCATCTGGGCGCGAAGCTCTGCGTTCTCCGCAGCGGCGCGCGAGGCGGCAGCGCCATCGGCTGCGGCAGCCAGATAGGAACGTGCCTGGTCGCGAAGCTCGCGGGCGCCCATGCCGAGGCTTGGCAGCATGTTGTCGGGAAGGTTGGACAGCTCCTCGACCGACAGGACACCGAGCGCCTTCAGCGACGCGACGCGGCCCGTGGTCATGATCGGCCACTGCTCCAGAGGCGTACCGCTGGCGGCGCGGGCCTCACCGCGCTTGAACGCGGCATAGTGGTCCGGCCAGCGCTGGCGGTGCTCGTCGAGCACGTAATTCACATGGGTGGCGAGGCGGTCGCCGGGAATGCGGATCTCGACCATCTCGCGCTCGTCGAAGACCGGGCGGCCCTCTTCGGCGCTCTTGGCCTTATTTTCGACGGCCTGCATATAGAAGCGTGGGCGAGCGGTGTCCTGTTCGGCGGGGGAGGCCATGAGGATGACTTTCGTTTGAGGAAAGGACATGAAAAACCCGCCGCAATCGCTCGCGGCGGGGTCGTTAGCAACGATGCTCTGATTACTGTACGTCGATGACTGCAATCATCGCAGCAATCTTGGCGTGCAACGCCTCCAAGAGAGCGGCAGTGGTAAACGCGTCGTAGCTGTGCGTGGAGATGTCCCTATAGATGGAGATCATCTCATCGAAGTACGGTTGCAGATCTTCAAGCGTCACTTGTTTTCCCTTTCATCAAGCCGGGGTCGCGTCGTCCATGAAGGGACGGGCGATCTCGAACTCGGCAAGGCCGGTCGAAGGCGTATCGACAGCCGAAGCGCCGATCGCCAGCTTCACACGATCGCCGGCTACGACAGCGTCGTCGACGCTGCCAGCGGTCGCAGTCGCATAGACGAGGCCATTATCGGCATAGGACGCGAGCGCCTTGCCGACAGCCTTGCCGCTGATCTGATACCATCCCCAGGTGCTGGCGACGGTCGCGGCCATGGCGACGGCAACCTGACCGATGGCATTCGCAGCCAGCAGCGTGGTCGATCCATCATCCATGTTGTAGGTGACCCAGGAGCCGACCGCCGTGTTGGCGGCGCCCTTGAGATAGATGAACTCGCCCGCCCCATAGGTCGGGTCCGTTGCCGTCACGATGGTGCCAACAGGCACCTTCGCGGCGGTATCGACCGAGCCGATCAGGGACTGCCCGAGGCGGTTCTGCGTGATGGTGTAAGCCATTGTTTCACCCTCCTCAGTCGGTGAGTTTCGCCTGGAATAGCGGATTGGCGAGCGTCAGGTTGCCATAGAATCCCAAGTGCTGGACGACGGCATCCTGATTGACCGGGCGCTGCTTGCCGCCGAAGGCGACGAAGTTACGATCCGGGTGATAGCGGAAGCGAAGACCATCCTCTCCCAGCTTCAGGAAGTAGGTCGTATTGGACGGCATGGCCGAACCAATGCCGCCCTCCAGAACCACGTCCAGCTCGTAGCCGGCACCAGCGAAGGCGAGCGACGGAAACCCGAGGGTCGACAACTTGCCTTCCTTGGTGACGCGCTGGATCGCGACAAGTGCCGCCTGGAACAGACGGAAATGCGTCGCGTCAGCCGCGATGAGGTTCGGGCCGTTCTTGCCGCGTGAGTGGTTGATCAGCACGCGGGTATACTGGTCGTGGATGTTGGCTGCCGTAGTCGCCGCGCCGAAGTCGGTGGTGGCGTCGTAGGAGCCGGTGCGCCATAGGGGCACGGCCGCACGATCGATACCGCCATAGGTTCCGGAATCCTCGACCGTGGGAACGGCGAGCTGGAGGCCGCCGATCTGGTTGGTGAGGGTGCCGGCCGAGTGGAGGTCTTCCACGAAGCGGTCCGTCAGCTCGCGCTCAGCGGCCGAGATGTGCTCTTCCATCACGTCCTTGAGCTGGTTCGGGCCGCTGTTCTTCAGGATGTCCTCGCCCGAGAGCGTGACGGACACAGCCGCCAGCTTGGGGGTGAATTCGGCATCGCTGAAGAGTTCGGCGGGGGCCGGGTTCAGGAAGTCGTAGCCGGAGTACCGGACATACGTTCCGGATTCGGCGTAGAGCAGACGTTCGCGGATCGTCGGACCCGAGAAGGTTTTCATTCCACCCTTCTGCTTCATCACAGAGAGGATGGCGTTGGCATTCGAGACGAGGTCCGCATATCCACGGGACCGGTCTTCGAGCGCCAACGAAAAAGCTTCGGTGAGCTTGTCGTTGGAGACGATTGCCATGTCTTAGGTTCCTTTGAGGGTCAAGAAAGACCGACTGACGCAAAGGCGCTGTCCAGCGCTTCGCGTGTGGAACCGGCGGGTTTCCGCGTGGACGTGTTTGAGACGGACGGGCTGCCGGTGATGGATAGCGACGCCTTGCGGGTTTGAGCCGGGTCTGGCGTGGCAGGCTGTGGTGCGGCCGGGGCCGCTGTCTGGGCAGCGACTGCCGCCAGATGGGGGTGAAGCGCGAGGGCTGCCTGATAGGCTTCCTGAAGATCGGGCGTGCGGCCCGCATCCCTCTGCGCTGCGATCTGCTTCGCGATGTCGTCCGCGACGTAGTTGAACAGCGGGTTCTTGGCTGCGAACTCCTCGACCTGCGTCTTGACCGGGCGAAGCTCGATCTCCTGGTAATTCTTGGCGACGCCTGAAAGCTCCTGTCGCAACTGGGCGATTTCGGCCTTGAGCGAGGCGACTTCGGGGGCTGCCCCGCCACTGGTCTGCTGGCCGGCGAGGGCATGCGCCATCTGCGCTGGGTCAATGCCGAGGTTCTGGCACACCGCGACCATGCCCTTGACCGGATCAGCCCGAAGCATGTTCTCCATGTTGACATAAGCGCTCAGCGCCTCGGGGAGCGTCGTGCCGCCCTGCTTGGCCATCGCGTCGAACTGGCGCAGTGGCTCGAAAGCCTCATGGCTCTCCTTGTATTTCTGGAGGCCTTGCGTCAGCTCCTGCTCCATGCGGGCGACTTCGGTGCGGATGATCTCCGGGGCCTGCGCCCATGCCTCCTGTGCGGCCTTGACGAAGCGCGCTGGCGGGGTCGCGGTAACGGCAGGCTGATCGGCGGCGGGGGGCTGCTCCTGCCCTTCTGCAGGCGCCCCTGTGGCCTTTGGGGCAAACTTGCCATCGGGAGCGCGGGCCGGGCCTTCGCTGGGCGCTGCAACCTGCTGTTCTGTCGGCTGGTTGACGGTATCGAATGCCTTGGCCAGCGCGTCCGAAATGCTCGGGACGGCGCTGGTTTCAGGCATAGCGGTATCGCTCGCGCCGTTTGAGGGCGCGTTCTGCACGTCTTCCATGAGGATTGGTTCCTGTTAGAGCGAGATGCCGGCGCGGGCGAAGGCTTTGCCGACGCTTTCGCTGATGCCCTTGCGATCGGGCTCTGGCTTTGGCGCGGGCTTCAAGGCCTCGTTTCCAACCTCGATGTAGCCCTTCGCCCGGTAGGACTGACGCAGCGCGGCCTTGCTGGTGTAGATTTTGCCGTCGACCATGCTTTTCACCTCGATCCCGTCAGACATGACCGCTGGGGCCGAGAGGCTGGACCGCTTCGGAGCAGGCTTGCGTGCATAGTAGGTGTCCCGGTCAACCAACTCGCAGGTAACCGGATCAAAAACGTATGTTTCGCGGGGCATGGTAGCTCCGATATAAAGCGACATGGGCGCGAGCATCAGACTGCCGGAGTGCGCTCAGCCCAGAACTTGCGGACGATGACGGTTGCGGACCCCGCCGCGCTAAATGCAATGCGCAGCGCCAGATTAGTGAAAGGCGACCCAGTATAGGCCGTGATGGCAAGCGGATCTGGCGAGAGAACAAGATTGGTGTACCCGCCATCGTCCGTTCCGATGGTCGACGCGCTCATGTCATACATGGGCGACGTGCCGCCAGTTGTCGGGAACCATTCGATATCTGCTTGAACGCCAGATACTCCGGTTGCGCCCGCCGTAACGTCGATCTCGAAACCGCCTTTGATCAGGTCCCCAAGCGTAATGTTCGTGCGGTCCAAGGCGAGGATCAGGCTGACCGTGCCGGACGCTGTGGCAGTTGCGTCGATCTTGACCTCGTTGCCCCAGGTATTCCCATCAGCATCCGCGCTAGTCGCCTGGATCGTAAAGACGCCCGTGACCCCTCCGCTCTGCGCCGCCGTGAAGTTCGACGGGATGAACCCCGTGTTCCCGGTCCCGCCGGGGGCCGCCGACCCGCTCAAGGCAGGGTTAGGATTGAGCGAGAGCGACCCGAGCCCACTCTTGGCTTGCGTCAGATTACGCAGCCGATATCCCGGCATCTCGTTCAGATACGGAGCGATCTTGTCAGCGAAGGCGAAGCCGGTGATCTTGGCCGCCTTGACGTTATCATGCGTGCCGTCGACCGAGTTTGTCAGTGCGATAGCCGATGCATTGCTTGTGATGACGCTATATGGCGTCGGGTCTAGCACGACGACATTCGGCACGCCGCGATAGTCGTCGCCCTTCGCCAGATAGTCGGCCATGCGGCGGTTGAAGTCATTGAGCTGGCCGATTTGCGCATTGGTGAAACTGACGGCTCCGCGCTCCCACACATAGAAGAACCGCACACCCGCATCATTCGCGGCCTTGATCCCGGCCTTGATGTCCGCGAGCGACACGGCGACGACATTGGCGGCTGTGACTGCCGTACCGGGCATTGCGCCACCAACTGTCGTGTAGCCCGCCGCAGCCTGGGAAATGGAGTTGATCGGGCCATCTCCGACCAAATTTGATGCCCCTGCCGCAATGGCGGATGCGAAGTTGAACTGATCCGTCCGATAGCCGGAGACGGCGAAGTGCCCGACCGTGATCATGGGCTTGCCCACAGCGCGGAGTTTCGCCGCCGACCAGTTCATCCACCCGGCATTGCCCTTATTTCGCTTGCCTCCGTCCTGAAACATCGCTGCAAGTCGCGACGTTCCAACCCACGAAAAGGTATTTGGGGCGCGCAGCACCTTGAGCGTCGTTGCCTGCGAAGCGAGACGGACAGCCATTAGACTGGCTCCACGAGATATGTTCCATCGGAATCAAAGAGATAAGCGCCATCGGCATCGACAAGAGAGACAAAGCCCGGCTGCACGATCCCCTCCGGGCCGAACGTCATGCCGTATCCAACAATCCCGTAATCGCTTCCGTCGTTCAGAACGAACTTGGGCGAAAGGAATCGGATTTCATGGGGGCCGTTGGCATCGACGTTCACGCGCCCGCCGGGGTTCCCGTCAACGATCGTACCCTTCTGCCAGTAAGCCATCAGTCGACGTCCTCGGAGGGCTCTGGCTGGGCGGCATCGGCTGCTGCTTTCGCCATCATCTCGTCCATGGTCATCTTGTGCTTGGCCATGGCCAACTGGCCGTCCATCTGCGTCTGTGCCATGGTGGACTGAGCCTTCATCATCTCGGCCTCACCCTTGACCTGCGCAGACTGGAGCTTGATCGCCTCGGTCTGGGCCTTGGGATCGGGGCCTGGGCCAGACATGGCCGACTGAGCCTCGACCTTCGCTTTCTCAAGCTCGATCATCGACTTCTGCGCATTGGCCTTCTTGCCTTCGGTGTCGGCCTTCTTGCCTTCAAGCTCGATCTGCATCGCAGGGTCCGGCTCGGCCGGCTGCTGCGCGCGCTCGGCCATGCCCTCAAGCATCTCGGTCAGGTTGTCGATGGCGCCTCCGAGAGAACGGCCAGCACGGAACCCATCAGCCGCGAACTTCAGCACCGCACCCATGAACGGGCCAAGCTGCGGGGCCTGCATGACGATCGGCGCCGCCTGCTGGAACAACCCGCCAACCGCCGTGACGAACTCAACCCGACGCTGCTTCTCCGCATCCTCGTCAGGCTGGATCGTGCTGTCCGTCTCGATCTCGATGGTGAAACCGCGCGCCTTATCGTCCCTCAGGAAGGCAATGACCTCCTCAAGCGACGGCTTCTTGAGCGCGTCCAGCATCTCCTTTGGCGGCTCGGGCGGTGGTTGAGCCTGCTGCCCCTGCTGCTGCATGGCCTGCGCCTGCTGGGCGAGGGCCTGCGCCTGCTGCACAGCCATTTGCGCCTGCTGCTTCTGCGCCTGCGTCGGCAGATCGGTCTGCGACATCGCCGCGAGCGTTTCGGGCGCGAAGTTCTCTGCCATGATCTCGGCCGTGATGCGCGTCATGTCGCGGGCAAAGCGCACAAGCTCGTTCTGGCGCTCACGGATGCGCAGCGACCCCCACTGAGACTTGATCTGTTGGGCCGTAGCCGTCTCGCCTGCGTCAGTGGAGCCACGCACGATGTCGCTGATGCCGGTGATCTGGTACACGTCCTCGATCACGACACGGCGAAGATCGACCAGCGACTTGATAAGCTCGATCACCTCTCCAACCGGGAACCAGACGATTGAATCCTTGAAGCCGCCCGGCCCAAGCGCGGCCATGGACGATATCGGGATCATGGTCGCCCGGTCGTCGATGCTCTTGATCGCCGTCTCGATGGCTTCCGAGATGTCGCCCTGCCCTGCGGCGTAAAAGCCTTTCATCCGCAGCGACTGCGACAGAGCCGCAATGCGGGCGGTGTATTCGTTGATCTCCTCGATCTGGTCCTTGTACTGGACGATCTCGGGAACCGGGATTAGGCCGCCGGGAATAAGCGTGCCATAGGCAGGCGGTGGGCACGGGAAGAACCCGGCCAGCGACAGGAAGGCATCTTGCTTGTCCAGAATGTCGGCGTGATCCTCGGCAACCCAAATGACTTTGCCACTGGACTTGTCCCAAATCTCCCAGACGGCAGCCTTGTCCGTCTTCTGTGGAACGGCAGCGTTCTCATCCTGCTTCTTGAGGGGGACGCTCTCAAATGCCTCCCCGAACCGACGCTCACCCTCTTCTCGCGTCAGCCACGCCCGGCGGGCAACCCAGCCGACGATCCTCCATGAACGCAGCATCTCATGGGCGAAGTCGCAAGCGGCAACGTGGTCATAGGCGACAGCCTGAGAGCCGTTGATCTCCGTCAGGCGGGCCCAAGCTGTCCCGCGCGCATACATCAGGAAGTCGTCTCTAACCTCATGCATGACACCATCGATGTCTTGCTGTTCGAAGTTGACGACGCTCGCGCGCTCCAGCATCTCCGAGGCGGCCAGAGCGACCGCATTGTTGTCCTTGAAGCGCGGGGCAACGACGGGGACCGGAGGCCGGGCATAGACAGCAGGCTTCAGGACCTCGATATTCGCCCAGAAGATTGCATACTCACGATCGGCTGCGTCCGAACGCTCACGGCGCGAATAGAGTTTGTCCAGGTTCTTGCACTGGTCAGCCCACTTCTGGAAAGCGGTCTGGTAGTCCTTGATCCTGCTCAGCCATGGGCCGGCAGGCGCGGGGCCTTTCGGCTCCTCGCTTTCCATTTCGGCCTCTGACATGCGGGTTAGATCCTGATTCTCACGCCGCTGGGCGGGCGGGGCGGGCCGGGCAGAAGAACCTGGCCGATTTGTGGAATACGCTTGGGCTTGGCGATAGGCTGAGACAGCGTGCGATAGGCCAGCGCCATGTAACGGGCTGCGTCTGCCGCATGGCTGGTCCAGTCGTGGCGGGGCTTGTCGCGAAAGGCCTTGGTCTTCTCGTCGTACTCGGTACGATACTGGCGAAGCGCCTCGATGCCGGCCGCGCAGCGCGTCGCGTCTATTCTCGCGATCGGCAAAACCTGCCGCACCGCATTGATGCCGTCCTCAATCGACACGTTCGCGACGATCCGGGCATTGCGCCCGAGTGCTGTCAGCGTCTCCACCCGCGTCTTGCCGGTGCCCAGCTCGCGGGCTCTGGCGTCATGCGGCAGGAAGTCGATGCCATAGCGATAGGGCAGAGCGTTGAGCGTGGCGACGTAGTGAGGTAGCGCCTTGCCGTGGTCCTCGATGAAATCCACCACAGCGAGGCCACCGGGAGCCGCCTGCCATAGCCAGATGGCTGTGCTGTCTCCTATACCCAGATCCCATGCCGCATGCACGGGCAAGGCGGGGTCAACAGGTTGGAGCGCGACGCGCCCCTGTGCCTCAGCCTGCGCGATCTCCCGCGCGTAGTAAGCGCCGACGATCGCCGCATCAAACGAGCACTCGAACTCTTGCTCGTATTGTTCTGGTGTCATTTCCGCGCGGGCGTCGGCCAACTCGCCTTCCGCCAGAAGCCCTGTTTCGCTCGCCTTCAAGATGGAGCTAAACCACCCATCAGGGTCGGCCTTGGCCCGCTCGTAGATGCGGTGAAACTCGTTCTTGCCCTTCGGCGTGCCGATGAAGGTGGCCGTCCCTTGGCGGTCAGCCAGCATGGGGCGGATAATCTCGCCCCAGACTGTTGAGAGCCGCATGTCCGCCGGCTCATCGATCGTCACATCGTCCAGGTAGCCGCCGCGCAATCTGTCGGCGTTGTCCGCTCCGTAAAGCCTGATGCGCGCGCCGTTGATAAGCTCAACCCACAAATCGCTTTCGTTCTTGTCCGCGATGATGGGGGCCGCGTAGCGCTTCAGATAATCCCACGCGATGTCCTTCGCCTGAACGAAGAATGGCGCGACGTAGGCGGCCCTGTAATTGGCCTTTGGCGTCGTGATTGCCCGCCTGATTTTGTCGTTGATGGTCGAAACCGTCTTGCCTGCGCGCCTGTGCGCGACCAGCACGGCCCATCGTTGCTTGCGCTCATGGAATGGCAGAAACACCCCACGCGGCGCGTAGGGGAGCGTTATTCTCCGCTCGACCATTCGACCGTCAGTTTAACAGGGCCGCCCCCTTCGCCCGCGATCTGCATGGGCAGCACCTTGCCGAGCAGGGCCATGAACGGGCCTGGGTTGGCCTTCGCCTGCACGGTCAGGTAGCCGACGAGGCCCTCCTTATCGCCGGCCTTCTCTGCCGCTTGCAGGATGGCGTCCTTGAGGAGGGCTGTGGTCTTGTTGGGGGTTCCCTTGGCCCGGCCGGTCTTGGACCTATCGAGGCCTGTTTTAGGCTTCTCAGCCATGTTTCTCCCCGTGGGTTTGAGCCATCGGGCCTAAAAATGAAAAAGCCCGGCGGTGAGGCCGGGCGGGAAGATCGTGCGGGCTAATTTCGGATTAGGTCGCAAATCGCTGATCTTGCAAATCGGCATACGTGATCTGCTGAATCACGTCAAGCGAAGGCGGTTGGCGACTACGTTCAGCGCACACCTGAAAGCGCCGACTTCCTCGTCTCGTGTCAGTTCCTTGTCCATGACGCAGACTCTCATGAGGATGCTGTTGCCTTCGTAGTGCATGCCTGCGTCTGCGAGGGCATCTTGCAGTTCTGCATAGGCTGAGCGGATTGAGCTGATTTGCTCATCGTCCAGATCCGGTGATGAGCCACTGAAGGTTCCGATCATCTCGGCCGCGAGGCTCGGGAACCTCGGCATACCTCCGGTGATGTGCGTCATGTAGCGGACAGAACGCTTGGTGAAGACCTCGGCCGCCTGATACTGGCGATCGTCGATCACGCCGCCTAGCAGCATCCGTCCATAGGCGAATCCAGCCCGGTGGTCGCGCTCGCCGCGCCGATGGGGCTGCGCAAGGACAACTGCCACGATCTTGTCGGGTCGCTCACCACGGTCCGCATTGACGATGCGACCATTGCCATATCGCTTCACGCCTTCACGCCTGCGCGGTCCTGCCTTCGCCATGTATGTCAGTCCTTTCGAATGCCAGCCTCGATCGAGGCCATGCGGTCGTCGATACGAGCCTTGATGGCTTCCGCGATGTCGGAGCCGGTCATCGAACGGAGCTGTTCGAGCTGCGCGCCATAACCCAGTCCCATCGGTGCCCCGGTTATGCTCACGAGGTGAGAAAGCGTGTCCTGCGCCATCTTCACGTCTCGCGCGCAGATCATAACCTTCCATGCTTCATCTGCTGGTGTAACCATGGGTCAGTCCTTCCGGGATTCCGTATGCTTGGAGCCATCGTGGATTGCATGGGCGTATCCGCTGACCATTACCCAATGACTCCGAATGAACATGCGAAGAGCCTGTGGGTTAAATTCAACACCGGCTTCCCTCTTCATCAGGCGAGAAAGCTTTTCTTCAGGGGCTATTGTCGAAATCGCGTTGCACATGTCTTCATGTCTCCTTCGGAATTGAGTTTCCACCAGCAATTAGTCTGGAGATGCCGCCGAACTCGCTAAACTGCACTTCGTTGCCGCTGAAGCCGATCTCCATGAGGACCGGGTCATAGATGCCATTGAAGAAATAGTCTTCGAGGGCACCGCCGTAGCGCTCCTTCATGTCGGCTTCGACCTGCGCGAGCTTTGCCACGACAAGCGCGTCAAGGGCTGGGTTTCCGATCATATCCCCTGCTCCGATTTGAGGGAGCGGATGCATCGGCCGATTCGGCGCCCTGCCTCTCGGCGGCCGGGGGCTTTCGGGTCCCATGCAGATCTGAATTTGGCCTCGCCGTCCGCGAACCGCGCCGCCTCCTCCAGCTTGTCGTTCTGAGCCTGGCGGATGGCTTGGGCGATGATAGCTGCAAGCCAATTCCACGATTCCTGTCGACCCTTGATCGCGTCGACGATCGCCCTCGCTCTGTCTTCAGGGCTGGTCATGGGGTGTCCTTTTGTTTGGCATCCGCTAGGTTCGACCGAGAACTGGTCATGCCTTCCACTCGAAGCCGAAGGCTGAAAACCATGATTGTCTTGCCTCTTCCTGCTCGGATGCCAAGAATCGCTCGAACTCTCTTTCACGTTGCATACGAACTGCCGCCGATACGCTGAAAGACCGAGACGACGCCAAATCTGGGTCGAGCACCCCAACGGTACGGCGCTTTGTGAACCATTCTCGCCTCTGAGCGATCCACTTCGGATCGAATACCCGTTTGATCATCGTCTCGGCCCAATGCTTGTCTGAGGACGGGCCGGATGGGACGCACATATCTTGCGCGGCCTGAATTGCCCCGGCAGAGCCAATAGGGAAGACGCCCGCCTTCTGCGCCGCCTCACGAGCTACCACAGGTGCCGCGACTGGTGCGGCAGCCAACAAGCGCAAAAATCCTCGACGACCAACGCTCATTCCGCGGCCTCCCTGCTCCAGTTGTCGTGCTGCTCATCTGGGCTCGGGACCGTGCGATGAGCGCTCTCGCGGAAGATGGCCATGGCCTCATCAGACAGCGCCATCCGGCCCTTGAGCTTCGCGGCTGCACCAGCAACGGCGCGGTCAAGCTGCTCCAGCCTCGCTTCCGGGATAGCATCGCGGTCTACGACCGTCTCACCGGTTTCCTTGCGGATGCCGAAGCGCTCGCGGGCGGCGTCGGCTTGGGCTTTGCGGCGGGCCCATTCCTCCTCGGTCGGTTCAACGTCGCCCGGCGCCGGAAGCGCCATCCGCTTCACCGGGGCGATCAGATCCTCGCAGTATTTGCAGGCGCGGGAGACCTGGGCCGGGGTCGGAAGGAACCGCCCATCGAACCAATCGAATTCACCTCTGATCAGCCGGGTAACGGCTTTCCGAATGGCGCCATCGGAATAGCCTTCAACGGCGATGAGGTAGGTCGCAGCAGCCCCCATGCCGTTGCCACGCTCTGCCGGGAACGCGGTGAACAGCGCCTTGAGGGCGTTGGTCGCTTCAGCCTGCGATGCGGGGGAATGGCTGGACATTGGAGCCGAACCTTTGGTTTGCGAGGTCTTCAATCTCTTCGAGGCCGCGGAGGATTGCGTCTCCTCGGACTTGGCGTGGGGGTCCTTGGCTGCGGCCTCCCCATTCGGCTTTCCAGCCTTGCCAACCGCGCTCGATCATCTCGTCAGCGGCGGCCCTAGGGTCCGGCGCCTGCCCCAGGCTCGCTGCCAGTCGCCCCGCTGCATACGGGGTCAATGGTTTTTTGAGCTTGGCGCGATGATCCACCACCGCCACGGCCCGCTCCTGCCCCACGACGACAGCCAAGGCAGCGATGCTTGCGGCTCGGTCTGATTTTGGCTTGGCGATGGGCTGGGGCTCCACCGAAGAAGCTTTAGCTTCTGAGGTGGTGGGGTATGTAGTTATATTAGGTTCTGGTTCCGCGTGCGTAGGCGCGTTCTGAATATCGCGCGAGGGCGTAACGGGAGTAACGTTACGCGCGTTATTTTCGTTACGGTCCGTAACGGAAGTAACGTTATTTTCGTTACGTTTCTCGGCCTGACGACAGCGCCATTCCGCCTGACGCTGAGCATTGCTCTTCACCGCCGGCTTGCTGGCAATTTCCAGCCGTTCGCATGCAGCGATAAGAGCATCGCCCGTTAGGCCGGCGTGGACCAGCTCAGCAACCATGGCGGCAGAGAGGGCCATTAGAAGCGCTCCACCTTCCAGCCGCCGCCCTTGCCTTTCGGAAGGGCCTGGACGGCGATGAACTGCATGGGGTAGATCGACGCCGCGACCTTGATCTTGACCCGCGCATCATCGGTCCAGAAGCCTTTGCATTCGTGGACCTCAAGCGAGCCATCGGCCCTCAGGACGAGGAAATCCGGTTCGTAGAAAGTCTTGTCGGCAAGCCGGAGCTTCACACCCTCGAACTTCCACCACAGCACGTCCTTGCATGCCATGAGCGTGTCGAGAAAGGCCGCATAGGCGGCTTCCGTCCGATTCATTTGGCCGGGAGGGAGACGGCCAAGGGCGCGCGTCGAGAACTTCATTCGCCCCGCTCCCGATCTCTGGAGCGCGCAAGCGCGTTGGCCACGACATACTCGGTAAGGCAGAGCTTCGCCGTGATTTCATGTGTGTTCAGGCCACGACGCCAGAGCGCCATGATCTGAGCCGAGTAGGTGATCTGCTTGTCTGAGAGGGCGATCATCAGCGCTTCCTCCCACGGACGACGTTGCCGACACCACGGACGTTCTCTCCAAGCATCTCGTTGATACGCCGGATGGAATGCAGGATCGTGGTATGATCACGCCCGCCCATCAGCTTGGCAATGCGCGGCATCGACATCGTCGTGCTCTTGGCAATCCTCCAAGCCGCTAGTTGCCGGGCGTGGGCTACACTTGGAACTCTGCTCGACCCGTAGATATCGCTTGGGCTAACACCACACTCCTCTGCCGTCTCCTTGACCAGGCGCTTGGCAATCTGAGGCCCCCATGTCGGGTCTACGGAGTTGTCATACGCTAGTCTGTATAACGCTAGTAGATCATGCTCAGGCTCAGCCTCTTCAACAGGCTGAGGCGAAGGTATGGGCTTTGCCGCTATTGTAACGACGGACACCGGCGCTGTTCCGTACAGACGCGCGCGACGAGCGGCATAGTCAGCCGCCATCCTGTGAGCGTTTTCGGCAGTGTATTCGACGACCGCGACGCTCATGGCTTAAGCCTCCTTGCTCTCGCTAGAAGCGAAATCCCGAGCGCGCTTAGCCATTCGGCGAAGGCGATCAACTTCCGCCCTGTTGCCATCAGGATCGACGCTAGCCAACCGGGCCGCGTAGAGTTCCATGGTATTTGCATGCTGGTGCATCTCTCGGGTGATGATGCGCTCCGCGATCCGGGCGCGAGCTGCTTCAAGGCGGTGGATCTCGTCGGCAAGGACGGCGCGCGCTTCCTTGTTCCAGAGAGCGCGGGCGCGACGGGCGTTGATGCCGATGAAGGCTGCGGCGCGCGGTAGTGCCGACTTGAGCGGCAGTTGCGGCGCGACGAACTGGAGCACTGCGCCGATATGAGCGCGGGCCTGGATAGCGATTGTCATGTCAGGCTTACTCGACTGGTTAGGCTTGGCTGATCGTGCCGAGGATACGGACTGAATGGCTGACATCTCGGGTGAACCTTTCGCGATGTTGAGAACGCGAAAGGGGGCCACCGATGGTCAGGCTCGATGTGCTCGTGAGGCAGGTCTTGGCGGACGCTCGCGAGAAGATGGACAAGAGAAAGGCCGGCGGGGTGGTTGAGGCCCCGCCGGAAGTTGCCGCGCACGAGAAGAGGGAGAATGTGCGGGGAGAGAAATACGAGAACATCGCTACTTACCGACGGGGAAAGCATTCCCGTCAGCCCGAAGTCAGCCCGGACGGACTGAGCTTGACTGAATGAGGCAATCACTGGCCAACCCTGTTTTCAGCCAGTGTTCGACGCGGCCCGTTCTTGGCTCGCCACCAATGGCCAATCACCGCGTTACGAGTGATGCCAAGAGATCGAGCTATCTGACCTGCGGAATAGGTGCCGCGAAGCCGGATACAGGTTTCTCGGATGCTGCTACCATCGCACTGGATTGCAGGGGTGAGACTCACTACACGGCGAGGCCGGTCCTCACGACCTCGAATAACCTTTCCATCCGGTCCACGAAATACGAGGCCATGAGGGCGAGCCCACATGGCCAGCGCTGTAGCCGAGACTTCCTTGCCTTCAATCTTACCGACTTCGGCAGCGATCTGACGCCAGCTCTTACGGTTTGTGCGGCCTTCTTCGACGAGTTGGCGTCGCGCCGACAGATCACGGTTCGGACCATGCTTGGAGGAAATGCCATATTGCTCGCAGAAATGCGCCAACCGTTGCGCCGGGTAGCCATCTCCGACAAGAGACCGGATCGAAGCACCATTCGAAACCTTCGCCATGAGCCTCAGAAGCTCCAGGCGCTCGCTCAGCGATATCCGGTCGACCTCAATGCTGCGCTCTCTGCAGAGTTGGGTGACGTACCGGTAGTTCTTCCCGGTCTCAGCGACGATCTGCTCGTATGTGCAACCAGCGTCAGCGAGCTTCCTGCACTGTTCGGCAATCGCATCGCGCTTTTCGCCTACCGTAATTCTCCGAGGGACATGGCCAGACTTCACGACAATCTGGCGGACTCGCTCACGCGTGATGCCGTAGTCGTCTCCGATCTGTTGCAATGTCTGCCCGGCATCGAACCGCGCAATAATCTCTCGATTCCGTTCGCTCATGATGCCACCAACTCCGCTAGACCAGCCCACACCAGCGCATTGAGACCGAGCGCAAACGCCCATTCGGCGCTGCGGACGAGAACAGCCGGGATTGCTGAAAGGATCGCGCAGGTGAGAAGGATGACTGCCATGTCAAGACGCCTCCTCACGCGCGGGTCGCGCGCCTGCACGCGAGGCGTTGGCGATTTCCTGCTCGTACAGGTCAACGATTGTCTCGAATTCGGTGCGCTCGTCGTGGTCTTTCGCCCGGCGCTTGATGACCTCGCGGAGAGCCTTTTTGTCGTATCCGCTGGACGCGACTTCGGCATATACCTCCCGAATATCGCCATCTATCAGCTTCTTCTCTTCATGAAGCCGTTCGATACGCTCGCAGAAGTCGCGGAGATGATCGCCGCTCATGCCGCCCTCTCAGGCTGCTTGACGGTTGCGCTCTCCTTCGTAAGGCGCTCGATGAGCTTTCTGGCCGGCCCTCGCGGAGCAGCGCCTCGCTCCCAATTGGAAACGGTGCTTTGATCGACGCCGACCGCCTCGGCAAGCTGGGCCTGCGTCAGCCCGAGTTGGGAGCGGATCGCTCGGATATCGATGTCATGTTCCATTCCACAACTATGGGAAAGCCATAGCGTCTTGTCAATGAGTTTCCCATAAGGGGCTATGGCAAAATCACAGAATGGATAAGCATGAGAGACTGCGGGCGGCGCGCGAGCACGCCGGCTTCGCGACCGCAGCATTAGCAGCCGAGGCGGTTGGGGTTCCGTACCCCACCTACGCAGGGCATGAGAACGGCAGCTCCGGATTCCCCAGCAGCAAGGGGGAAATCTATTCGCGCAAGTTCAAGGTACGCTTCGAATGGCTGATGAGCGGTCGAGGCCCTATGCTTGAGATCGCGGCGCCCGCCCTTTCCGAGATCGACGCTGAGATTGCACGCCTTCTGCCGGATGTCCCGGAGGAGGAGAAGCGGGCCTACCTGGCATGGCTGCGGTCGAGATTCGGCTTAGGAGATGCAACAGAGCCTCAAGCTTCTGCTCCGGCCCAAGCCGGCGGACGGCGGCTAAAATAAGCTTGTCCGTGTCCATTGAAGGCCCCCAGCCAGTTCCTGATTGCTCAGGCTATTGAGGCGCGCCCCGACCGTCAGAATCTGTCAGGATATAGGACCGGCTTCCTATTTCCGCTGCGTCAATACCCACATTAGGGTGATTCAAATCTGCTCGGAAGCCCGGCGATAGCAGCCGGCAAACGGAACTCGATCAGGGTTAACCCAGGATTGCAACAATCTTTGACCTAGCAAGCCGGCGCTGGGCGCCTGTGGGCTGGCCATCGCGCTCGCACAAAATCTATGACTTTCCCATATTTTCTGTTGACATAAGAATATGACTTTCCCATAGTGCCTCATCAGCCAACGCCGATGGGGATCGACAGATGGGCACTCACTACGCCGAAAGCCTGAGCGGGAAGGTTCGCGAGTTCGCGGACTTCGACGCCGCTTTCGATTTCGTCATCGCCGAGAACAAGCTTTGCGATGAGCACTGGACGGTGCGCGCCAAGAAGCCGGCTGCTCCTACGAGCCCGACTGAGGCTGACCTGATCGAGGCCGCGTTCCGCATCGCCGAAGGAATCTTCGAAGCCCTCTGCCCGGTCGACATGAGCGACTTCGCCCCGCGCTGCGAAGATAGCTTCGACCGTCAGTCCAAGTGGAACGCCGAATACTGGCGCCGCCGTCGATCTGCGCGAATGGCCCTTCTGGATCGTTCGCTGGCCCGCATCGCGGCGTCCGACGACATCACCCGCCATCTCATCGCTGCGGAGTGAGCGCTATGAGCACGAAACCCAAGGCCGGTGACGCCATCCGTATCCTGCCGTCTGCCATCGGCACGGCGTCGGAATATGCAGGCGAAACCGTCACGATCGTGGACATCACGCTTGATGGCGAGATCGTCTGGTTCAGGGCGCATCGCGACCTCGAAGGGTACGACGCCCCGCTCACAGAAGATGAGTGGGAGGCCGCGTGATGCTTCGCCCCGCCACCCGCGAGCGCCAATCCCGAAACCACCGCCCGCAACGCCGGGATCTGAAACCACCCACACCGAAAGGACTTCACATGACCGTCGTCTATCCCGATTTCTCGAAGGGACCATGCATCCCGCAGGGCGACATCGTCCTGCTCTCGCTCGGCCAAATCGGAATGGGGCACCTCACGGCAGAGATCGCCGCGAGCCCCGATCTGCGTGGTCCGCAGGATGGGCTGCTTCGCCTCTTGGAGGGCGAAGTCACGGGCCACTACCACTGCTTCGCTACCCCCGGCATGCGAAACCAGCCGGTCATGTTCCGCGATGACGGTCTCGCTCGCGACTACGCCGCCGTGGCCGATGTCGCGACCGGCACCGCACGCCTCGTCGATTGCTCCACCGCTCTCGCCGCGCTCGAAAGCAACGGCGCACTCACCCGCCGCGATCTCACGATCGGCTTCCTGCTGATCGATGGAGGCCCAGCGGATCTCAGCCATCCCGAGCACGACACGATCCGCGTGCCGGAGGGCGCTTATTATGTCGGTCGCCAGATCGAGTCAGCGGGCGCCGACGAGCGCGTTGTTCAGGACTAACCCGTCATGGCAAAGATCGAAAAACTCACAGCCGATCAGGCGCAGGAACTCATCGAGTTCCGCAGATCCATGTGGCAGCTCGGAACGTCCTGCGCACCAGCGGATCGCAAGATCGCAGAAGCCGCGATCATTGAGGCTTACGCATGCATCGGGCGTCCGCCTCCACGCTTCTTCTGGATGCCATCCCCGATGACCTGCGCGCTGGCGCTCTACGTCCTCGGAAAGTTCGCCGATGACACTCAGAAAGCGCCGGCTGGCCTCAGGGCTGGCCTCAGGGATGGCCTCGGGGCTGGCCTCAGGGATGGCCTCGGGGCTGGCCTCAGGGATGGCCTCTGGGATGGCCTCGGGGCTGGCCTCGGGGCTGGCCTCAGGGATGGCCTCGGGGATGGCCTCTGGGCTGGCCTCGGGGATGGCCTCGGGGCTGGCCTCGGGGCTGGCCTCGGGGCTGGCCTCGGGGCTGGCCTCAGGGATGGCCTCTGGGATGGCCTCGGGGCTGGCCTCGGGGATGGCCT